ATTTAAAGAAATTTTCTGTTTATCAGCCAATTCTTTAATTCTGTCGAATGCTAAAAACATTGATATTTCAACCTTTCTAAGCATTACGAAAAAATATTTTAAAATTAGTTATAAAAACTATTGACAAAATCTAAAACTAGTTTTAAAATAGTATTCGTAAGCTAAAGAGTTAGCGAACAAGACAACTAAAAAATAAAGCCTTACAAAACTGATTGGCGTCCGTTTTATATAGGTAAAACTTACTTTTAGTAGGTCTTTTCTCTATGTCTATATTCTAAAACTAGTTTTAGAATTTGTCAAGCAGTTCGCTAACTTTTTAGGTAATTTTTTAAAAAGGAGGTTAGGAATGAGCCAACAACATCAAAAATGGATTCAGTTAGTTAAGGCTAAACTGAATTCAGAAGGAATGACACAAACACACCTTGCTCGTGCTTGTGGAGTGAAGAAACCTACCATTTCAGAATTATTGAAATATGGTAAAGGTAGCGACAAATTAAAGAACCGAGTTTGCGACGTTTTAGGAATTGACGAAACTTGGGTTGAGTTAGGAGAGTAGGATATGAACGAAATTTTTAATTTTCACGGACAGGAAGTCCGTACAGTGATGTTTGATGACGAGCCGTGGTTTGTTGGGAAAGATATAGCAGAGATTCTTGGATATGTAAATTCAAGAGACGCTCTGGCAAAACACGTTGATGAGGATGATAAGCTAACGTCGCAAATCGCGACGGCAGGTCAAATGAGAAATCAGACAGTTATCAACGAATCTGGTCTCTACTCTCTTATCTTATCCAGCAAGTTACCTCAAGCCAGAGAGTTCAAGCGCTGGGTGACGTCAGAGGTCTTGCCAGCTATTCGAAAACAAGGCGGATTTATACGTGAGGACTTGGACGAGGATGCTTTCATCGCTCTATTCACTGGCCAGAAGAAATTGCGTGAGCAACAAGCGACCATGCTGGAAGATATTGACTATCTCAAGAGTGAGCAACCGATTCATCCGAGCTATGCTCAGTCGCTCCTGAAGAAGCGTAAAGCTCGGGTTGTGGCTTGCTTGGGTGGTATTGACAGTCCAGCTTACGCTGATAAAATCTTCGCTCAATCAGTATTCAGACAAGCTGAGATTGATTTCAAGGATCATTTTAATATCAGTCGCTATGACTTACTACCAAAGAAATTCGCAGAAGCAGCATTGAAATATTGGATGACTTGGGAACCAAGTACCAATACTAAGATGAAAATCATGAAATTGAACTCATTTGACGAAGTGTAGGGAGGGGAAGAAGATGGACAATGTTCTACTTTCACTATCGGAATGGATTAAATCCATTATCAAGGACACAATCACAAGATTGGTTGAAATAGAAAAAGATAGCGACCACTATCCAGAGCTGATGGATGTAGGCACTACCTGTGATTTTCTAGGTATTAACTATGACACGTTTTCAAACAATTATCGTTACATGAATGGTTTTCCGAAGGAACTACCTGGTAAGAAATGGTCAAAAAGAGCCATCAAAGAATGGCTCTCAAATCAACTATAATAACTTTACTAAAAGGCTTCTGGACAAGGTCTTAGCAAAATTATTTGACTATATTATAGCACAAAAGAGGATAAAAAACATGAACAATTTACAAATTATCGCAGTATGCACATTGGTGTCAGTAGTCTTGATTGAATCGCTGATTATGAATATCAAGCTGAAAATAGCCATGAGACCGAAGAAGATTCAATTTCAAGCGCCACAAGTTGAGAAAGGCTTTATCGACTTTAAAACAGGGCGACGTGTGGATATTGATCCCGTGACACGAAAAGAAACATTTGTGGATTAGTAGAGAAACGGAGGGAAGTAATGTCTGAAATCAAATGGATTAAAATTACTACTGATGTTTTTGACGATGAAAAAATCTGTCTTATCGATGCACTTCCTGATCATGATGCTATTCTGGTAATTTGGTTCAAAATTCTAGTGTTGGCTGGAAAATTGAATAAAAATGGAGTTTTAGCAATTTCACCTAATTTAGTTTATACAGATGAAATGTTAGCTAATAGATTCCAAAGACCCCTCAACACTGTTAGGATGGCCTTGGGAATATTTGAACGGTTCGGTATGATTGAGGTTATTGAGGGTGTCATTACCTTGCCAAACTGGGAAAAACATCAAAATATTGATGGGATGGAGAAAGTCAAGGAACAAACACGAAAACGTGTAGCTAGACATCGAGAAAAACAAAAAGAGCTTGCTATTGGTAACGTTACATGTAACGTTACAGTAACGGAAAGTAACGGAACAGAAGAAGAAAGAGATAAAGAATTAGATAAAGATAAGAATATAACTACTACTAGTAATAGTGAAAATATCTTAGAACTATTTCAGTCTGAATTTCGTAGACTGCTATCAGGTTTCGAAATCGAAGAAATCAATCATCTGTTAAACGAAAATGACTCTGTACTAGTCAAAGAAGCATTAAGGACAGCTGTTACTTCAGGAAAACCAAATGTTAGCTACATAGGTGGCATTTTGAGAAATTGGCAGTTGAACCAGGTTACGACAGTTGAACAAGTTCGACAATCAGAAAAACAACACAAGGAGAAAAAATCAGAACAGGGGGCTAAAGACGAATGGGGATTTTAGAAATTATCAACCAATTTGAAGATGAATTTTATCCTATCAGCGATGAAAAGAAGTCACTGCTTGCAAAACAACCTCTCCCTACTGTCATAGACTGCTTGTCAGATATGGCTAGCTGGAAAGCTTGTGGGGGTAAGGTATCATGGTAACTGATGCACTTGAGGAGATGGCCTTATCTTACCATAGAAATACTGAACAACAGGACGAAATTTGCGATAAACATAAAATTCCACTGATTAAAATCCTTCGTACAGATGATGTCCTTTGTCGTTTATGCGAATCAGAACGCATTCATGCCGAAAATCAGATTAGAGTAAACGAGCTTGCTGATGCAGAATACGAGAGAGAACGAAAGTTCTATCTTGAAAAATTCTCTTTATATGATGATGTGCTGAAAAATGCTACTCTTGAGAATTTTGATACTCCAACAGCAAAAGAAGCCGAAAAGCTAGAATTTGCCAAAAAAATCTGCAAAGAGTGGGCAGACGGTGCCAGAAATAATGTTGTTTTTCAAGGTGAAGCTGGAACGGGTAAGAGTCATCTTGCATTTGCGATTATGAAGGAACTATCAGCAACTACAAAAGAAATTGCTATCTTCATCAATGTTACTGACCTGTTGATGAAAATCAAGACAGATTTCAGCCAGGAAGAGTTTCTAGTAAATAAAATTGCTAGCGCAAAATTTTTAGTTCTGGATGATCTTGGAATGGAGAAGGACAGTGAATGGTCCTTCAGTATCCTTTATAACATTCTCAATAAAAGGGCAAACACGATTATCACTACAAATCTAACTGCACAAGAAATCCAGAAGCGATACGGTCGGCCATTTATGAGCCGGTTGATGAAGGGTGTAGACAATGATCATTTGATGGTATTCAATGACTTAAAAAACAAAAGGAAAGATTACTTTTAGAAAGGTGGCACACCTTGTTATTAAAACTATATTTTGTCTACAACGGACATCGAAAATTCTTTCTCGGCTATTTCAACAATGTGGATGACCTTGTCAGACAAATGAAAAGTCATCAAAAAGCTTATTCATCGATTACAAAACCAAAATTCAGAAAATATATCGGAAAAGACGATGTACGTTTTGATTATGGTGCACTAGATTGTTATTACTTAGCAGTAAAATCAACGTGCCGCGAACCACGTTAAAAGCGAGCTAGGAAGCGTCAATCAGTCGTGTGACTAATGGACGAGCGACTGCCCGTATTTAGCCAATTACCACAAAGACAGTCGCATTTTTTTTGAAAATGATATGAATGAAATTAAAGAAAAAGCTCTAGCTAAACTGCTAGAGGAATTAAATCAACCACACGATACCGCACTTGACCGCATTCATAACTGGATATGTGATCAGGAAGATGAGGAACTATTTCAAGGCATCCTAAAGGAGCGATACTCTCTAAAATGTGCTTTAAGCTTCGCAAAAGAGAAAGCTCGTAAATTTGCTGAAAATGGAGTCGCTTGTATAGATGATGCTACTGTCTTCAGATGGATTCGAGAATACTTTATCTCAAATTCGCAAGTATCTAACATCAAGCAGGTGCCTGTTGAATCCGTCAAGAAGAAGGCAGAGAAGCCAAAAAATCCTCCTGAAAACAAAGTTGAGGAGGTCAAAATTAAGAAAGAGAAAGGAGTAGTCGAAAAGCAAATGAGCATTTTCGATTTCTTGGACGAATGAAAAACGAACAATGGAAGCGAGAAGCTGATAGACGATTGAAACCACCTGCAGACTTCTGGATCTGGTGCTACTCGCAAATCACAACGTACAAATGGAGCAATAAGGACAAGACCATAATCGCTTCAGATTTGGACCTTGGCTATTGTATCGAGAAACGACTGACAAAGTCATCAAGGCTCACTTTTTATGACAAAACCTACTTTTTCTCTATCATTCTCAGCACCTCGAAACGCATCGAGATTCAATCTTATGAATTTAGTTCGAAGTTAGTCGAAGGAAAACAATTTATTGATTGGCAGTTTACTAATCTAGAACGCTTTGAAAATGACAAGCACACAAAAATTGGCCAAGATTACAACGGGCAATACTATCCGTATCTATTCGCTAATTTCTTTAGTGGTGGTTTTTACACAGGAAATATTTTTTATCCAAACAATTGGGAAAAGAGACTTCAAAAAGTATCCGAACTCAAATATTTGGAATTCGATAATATCTATTTTTGGGAAATTGAACGACTCTACAAATATAAGTTTGAAATCGAGTTTGCCCAGAAGATTCATGCTTACAGATTGGCCAACGAAATCATGTTTCCGAATTATAGAATCGGATTTACAAGAACCGTAGACATGCGGACCTTGAACCGTAGATGGCTTCAGAAGAATAAACAATTTTTCAAGAATTCAAATCGCAGCTTTAACGAATTTGAGTTGAGCCGTCGATTAAAAGAACGGAACGGCCAGCTAGTACATGGTATCGAGTCTTATCTGACTTACCACGATATCAAGCACATACCGAAAGGTGTAGGGATCAATAAGTTTCAGAATTGGGTTATCAAGAATAGTATTGAATTCAATGAATATCTTGATTACCTCAAAATGTTAAGAGAAATGGGTATTGAGCCTGAAGGTGATGCTATGCTTGTACCAAAGAATTTTACGGCCATGCACAATCACACGGTCGGATTATACAATCAATTCGTTGAAGAAAAACGCAAAATGGAAGACAAGAAGAAACGCAAGCAGCTTGAATCTGAGTTTAAACTTAGAGAAGGAATGGATAGGACCATCCACGGTTACGCATTCCATGTCCCTAGAAAAGTGGCCGAGCTGATCTATGAGGGCAAGAAGCTACATCATTGCGTAAGCTCATACACAGACAAGCATTTCAAAGGCGATACTTTGATAGTGTTTGTACGCTTATCAAATCAACCAAAAACACCTCTTTACACACTCGAAGTAAAGCAGGGTAAAATAGTCCAGTTTCGTGGCAAGTATAACCAAGACGTCCCAACCGATGTCTGGGACATAGCCAAGGAATGGATGAAACAAACGAAATTAGTACAAAAATCAGCGTAAAGGAAAAAGGAGTTGGAAGATGATGGAAGAGTTAAAGAAAAAAGTTAATGGAGTATACGGCTGGTCGGTAGAAGATGGAAAACCCAAACCTCCCAAGCAAGATTTACCACAAGTGGTAAGAGACCGAGCAGACTATTTCTGGGAAATGGCAGAAGATGGCATGACGTTCATGGGAGCGATGGAGTGTATCTTCGCTGATGAAAAACCTAAAGACTATGATTTGGGAGCTACCAAAGATTGGTTACCAAAATCTAAGGAGTTTGATGATTGGGTTGGTTATTCGCCAGGAATGTCTCAGGTAGTTATTGCAGTTTATTTGATTTATGGAGGAAGCAAGGATGAATAAGCAGGAATTGATTAAAGAGTTTGAAGAAATTGGGATTTACAAATTGAATATTTTTAGCACAGAAATCAAAACTATTCCGACTGTAACTGCAATTGAATTAATCAAACAACTAGACGAACCAGAACCGTTGCTGTTCAAGTTAAAAGATGTCATTCGTCGAATCAGAGGGTTTGATCCGACGACACAGACTAGATGGCTTAATGACATCCTTAAAGAATTAGGGGACGACTACGGTTCGATGAAATATCGCAGTGGTTACGAGCAAGGTAAACTTGAGGGAGAATGGGTTGGCAATCAATTGAAGGATGCTGATAAGATTCGGCAAGAATTGAATAAACCAGTGATTCCGCAGTTTGTTGCGGAAATTATCGAGTATTGCAAGAAACAGAACGCTACGTTATACGATGCGCTCAGAGAAAAGAATTTTAATAAACAATACGATGATTGGTTACTGAACGAACAGGGTGCTTACGACAAAGTCGCCCGTGCATGGCTTGACGGCTACGAGGTCGAGGAAGAGAAGAGATATCTGGTAAAGGTGAAAGGCATTTGTGGAAATCACGAAACTTTGAACCGTGAAAAGCATTCAAACAAATGGCTTTTCTCAGACCGGGAAGAAAACTCACTTTATGGCACACACTACACAAAGAAAGAACTAGAACAAGCTGGCTTCGGATGGGTGTTTGATTGCCCAGGGATTGAGATTGAGGAGGTAGAGTAATGATTATCAAGAATTACAAATATGATTATTCAAGTGGCAGAATCGGCTACACAATTGATGTTGATGGCTATGAACAAGTTATGGAACATACAAAGACAGAGCACGGAAGTGTACAAAGAAATGATATTGATGATTTCTTGGGTACGGTCGAGGAATACGACTTTCAAGAAGCTGAAATGATTGAAGCATTCGTTGATTTTCAAAATGATTTGCTCTTGTATGGAATTGATTTTGAATTGGGAAATGAGGTGGAGTGATGAAAGAAGTTATTATGGCTACGTTGCCTAACAAAGAATTGAACAGATTGATAAAAATTGAATTGACGGTCCAAACAATGATTGACCGTGGACTTATTGACGAAGAGCAGTTTAATGAAATTATGGCTGAAGAAGAGTAAGGAGGGCACAGAATGAGACGTTTTATCGTAATTTGGATATTATTGTCTGCTGGATTGAATATCTGGCAGAGTATTCACATTAAAAAACTAGAAGCAAAGCGTCCGATTGTCGTTTATAAAGCTGATAATCAAGGCGCAGAAATCAAAGGCAGAGTTTTACAAAAGGAGAAGATTGGCGACATGTACACTATCACAGTACAAAATTACGGA